AGACATCCAAACATTAATCTCTAATCTAGGTGGTGACGCGTCTGCATTGACTGCACGTGTTTCGACTCTAGAAGGTGAGATGGATGCAACTGAACTAGCAACAACATCTAATGCAAACGCTATCTCTGCTGAGACAGCGGCACGTGTTGCTGCAGTACAGGCGAACGCTGATGCAATCACTGCTGAAGCAACCGCTCGTGCGGCTGCGATTGTTGCAGAACAGAACGCACGTTCTGCCGCGATTGCTGCATCTGAATCTGATCGTGATTCTGCTGATGCAGATCTACAGGCTCAGATCACTGCATTGTCTACAACTGAACAGTCTTCTAAGAGTTCACTACAAGCTCTATTGAGTCAAGAAGTTGCTGATCGTACAGCAGGTGATTCAGATCTAACAGATTCACTAGCTGCTGAAGTTGCCCGTGCAACTGCTGCAGAAAGTGCACTGTCAACTGACATCTCTGACGAAGCATCTGCTCGTGCTACTGCAGACGCAAGTCTACAGACTCAGATCGACAATATCCTATCTAACACTGACGCGACTGCGTTGAACTCTCTTGCAGAGATCGTCACAGAATTCCAGTCAGTAGATGGAACATTGACAGGTCTGATCAACAGCAACGGTTCACGCATCACTGCACTAGAAACAAGTGTTGGTACAATCGAAGGTTGGACAACTGATAACCTATCAGAAGGATCAATCAACAAGTACTGGACAGAACAGCGTACTAAGGATTGTTTAACAGGTGGTCTATGCATCGATTACAACTCAACAACTGGTGAGATTGCGATTGATGAGGCAGAAGCTGCAACGTCTCTAACAGTTGCGGAAGCGCATGACGCGAACGCACTGGACGGACAGGCACCTTCATACTACCGTATCAACGTCTATGACGCTGCTGGTAACCTAGTCAACTAATCACACTTTAGTGTTTAACAAGGGAGTCTTCGGACTCCCTTTTTTTTGTTTTAAAAAATGTATAAATAGAAGGGTATAACAATTTCGGAAACTGACATGTATTCTACAACCAGAGAAGATCTAATCGACTATTGTCTACGAGCACTGGGACACCCAGTAGTGGAAGTAAACATTGACGAAGAACAGTTGGATGATCGTATCGATGAGGCCCTACAGTGGTTTCGTGAAAACCACCCCGATGGTTCTAAGAGATATTATCTAAAGCATCAACTAACGCAACAGGACATCGACACACAGACCGTAGATTTACCGGACGACCTAGATCTTTCTGCAGTCGTTCGTATGGTGCCAGTGTCTTTTAGTTCTGCGCACTCAGGTTGGTTCAGTGACGCATGGCAGGTTATGGCCTACACCATTTCCGACTTTACTCGTAATGGCGGAATCTTGGGCGACCTTGCACATTATGAACAGATGCAACAACAGTTGTCCCTGCTAGATATGAAACTTGGTGGTGTACCACAGATCACATTTGATCGTCAATACAATCGCGTTAATCTACATGTTTCTAAAACGAAACTAGAACTTAACGACTATATTATATTTGAGGTCTATACTATTCGCGATCCAGACAGCTCTGTTTCGGAATATAACTCTCTGTGGAATCATCGTTTTCTAAAAGAATATGCGACTGCATTGATCAAGCGTCAGTGGGGTCTTAACCTAATTAAATTCGACGGCATGGCACTGCCTGGCGGTGTTACTGTCAACGCACGTCTTATCTACGAAGACGCACTTGCAGACATTGAGAGAATTATCGAGCGTTTTCGTACGGACGAAGACGAAGGTCCAATGTTCTTCATGGGGTAAGATATGGCCACTAATCCATATATCAGTTTAAAAAACAGACAAGAACAGAGTCTCTATGAGGATATTCTCATTGAGGCCATTCAGTTCTACGGTCAGGATGTCTACTATCTCCCGCGTGAAGTGGTTGAGAGAGAAGACATCTTTTTGGACAGCATTCAGTCTCAGTTCTCTGACGCATATAAGGTGGAAGTTTATATTGAGAACACAGAGGGGTTTGAGGGAGAAGGTGACCTATTTACCAAGTTTGGTATTGAGTTGCGTGACCAAGCCACCTTTGTTATTGCCCGTCGCCGATGGAGACAATTGATTGGTGATCGCCTTTCTGAGGCGCAATTCCGTCCTCGCGAGGGCGATGTAATCTATCTTCCTTTATCAGAGTCACTGTTTGAGGTGAAGAGAGTCTACACAGAGTCTCCGTTCTATCAACTGTCACAACTACCTCTTTTCCGTATGCAATGTGAATTATTTGAGTTTTCTGACGAAGACTTTGATACAGGCATTCCTAGTATTGACAACATTGAGGCTGAAGGCGCGTTCCAATACGAACTTCAGATGCCAGGCAAAGTTGAGGGAGATGAATCCTATTACTTGGCAGGAGAAAATGTTTATCAACAATTTGATGATTTCCGTCTTGAGGGTGAGGTCACCACATGGAATAGTGATACACGCCTATTGAAGATTGCGCACACAGGTGCGACCGACGGCAAGTATCACGAGTGGGCAACAGACCGACCTGTCATTGGTGAGAATGCATCTATGACACCAGTGTCAGAAGAAGAAGGCATCAACGAGATTGACCGACTAGGACAGAAAGAAGTGTTTGATGATTGGGCGAACGACTTTGTAGATTTCAGTGAATCCAATCCGTTTGGAGATCTATTCTAATGATGGGCGGACACTTTTACCATAAACGAGTAAGGTCTTGCGTGGCCTTGTTCGGGTCTATGTTTGACGACATACATATTTTAAGAACAAACTCTGCGGGCAAAGTATTATCGCAGGTAAAAGTTCCTCTATCGTATGCTCCATCAAGATCGTTTATTGAGCGACTAGAAGAGATGTCGCAGGGCGAGAGTGCGGAGCGTAGGGTTGCGTTAAAGCTCCCACGAATGTCGTTTGAGATTGTGTCTATTGCATATGACGCACAGAGACAGTTGCCTAAACTCAATCACTTTACTGTTTCGGATGGTAATCAACGGGCAGACAAATATTATGTCGGAGTACCATATACACTGTCATTTCAGTTAAGCGTTTACGCACGATCTCAGGATGATGCACTTCAGGTGGTAGAACAAATCCTACCTTACTTTGCTCCACAATATACATTATCAGTTAAACCTTTTTCTGATCAACCGGACATTAAAGAAGATATTCCTATCTCACTAACAAGTATTGACTTCCAAGATGACTTTGAGGGACCAGTAGAACAACGTCGTACTATTATATACAATATGACATTTGATATGCGTGTGAACTTCTACGGGCCAGAAAACTCAGGACCGATCATTCGTGAGGTTAACACCAATATTAATCTTATAGATACAGGGGGTTTCATTGAAAACATTCAAGTGACTCCAGATCCAATTGATGTGAGTCCAGACAGTGATTATGGATTCTCAGTTTTGATAAATGATAATGATTTTACGAGTGAGACATGATGCCAGATCGTCGCAAACCACCAGCGTTATTTGACGAAGAACAAAAGAAAAACTTCGTACACGAACAAGATTACGAGTATTCTCGTGATACCTACTACGAACTAATTGAAAAGGGTCGTGAATCACTGGATCTTATGATCGAGGTGGCGCGTGAGTCAGAGCACCCACGTGCGTTTGAAGTGCTATCCAACATGATCAAAGGGATCGCAGATGTCAACGACAAGTTGATGGATCTCAACAAGAAACAGAAAGAGCTTCAAAAAGAAGACAAACCTGCCGAAACAACTACTAATAATAATCTATTTGTCGGGTCTACTACAGAATTGCAGCGTATGCTGATGGGTGATGAGAAAGTCATAGACCAAGACGAAGATGAGTAGTTATACAAAGAATTCATATCTAGGTAATCCGTTAGTTAAGAAAGATGGTGTCGCAGAAGAGTGGGACGCCAAGAAACTGCGCGAGTATAAGAAATGCATGAAAGACCCCGCATACTTCTGTCGCAAGTATGTGAAAGTCGTACATCTTGATAAAGGTCTGGTGCCGTTCAAGCTCTATCCGTATCAGGAGGAGATGTTTAAACACTTTAACGACCACCGATTCAACATCGTATTGGCCTGTCGTCAGTCAGGTAAGTCGATTAGTTCGGTGGGATATTTGCTGTGGTATGCGCTCTTTCACCCAGAGAAGACTATTGCAATCCTTGCGAACAAGGGTATGACTGCACGTGAGATGTTGGCACGGGTCACACTCATGTTGGAGAATCTTCCGTTCTTCCTACAGCCTGGCTGTAAGGCGCTGAACAAGGGGTCACTAGAATTCTCCAACAACTCTCGCATTATCGCTGCGGCGACATCTGGTTCATCTATTCGTGGTATGTCGGTCAACTTACTGTTCCTAGATGAGTTTGCGTTCGTTGAAAATGCGGCAGAGTTCTATACGTCAACCTATCCAGTAATCTCATCGGGTAAAGACACAAAAGTTATCATAACAAGTACTGCGAACGGTATCGGTAATACCTACCATAAGATCTGGGAAGGTGCGGTGCAAGGAGTGAACGAATACAAACCGTTCCGTGTGGACTGGTGGGATGTTCCGGGCCGGGATGAGAAGTGGAAAGAACAGACGATCGCAAACACTTCTAGTTTACAGTTTGATCAAGAATTTGGCAACACTTTTTTTGGCACGGGTAATACGTTGATTGAAGGTCAGGTGCTTTTAGACCTACGGGCGCGTGAACCACTGCGAAGATTAGAAGGTGGAGATCTTTTAGTTTATGAAGAGACTAAAGAGAATCACCAATATATCATGACCGTCGATGTCTGTCAAGGGCGTGGCCAAGATTATTCCACATTTAATATTATCGATGTTACTCAACAACCGTTTAAACAGGTCTGTGTGTATCGCAACAATAAAATATCCCCAATACTCTTCCCTAATATCATTTATAAGTATGCGACTCTGTATAACGAGGCATACACGGTCATCGAGAACAACGATCAGGGTATGGTCGTCTGTGTGGGACTGTATCAGGATCTAGAGTACGAGAACATTCACCTTGAGTCCGCGATTAAAGCTGATGCGATCGGTATTCGTATGGACCGCAAGGTGAAACGCATCGGGTGTTCTGCTATTAAAGACATTATCGAGAATCATAAACTGGAGATCGTCGATGAAAACACGATCATGGAGATATCTACGTTTGTGTCAAAAGGTCAGTCGTTCGAGGCCAGTGATGGTAATCACGACGACTTGATGATGAATCTCGTAATGTTTGGATACTTTGTTGGAACACAGTCATTCGGTAATGTTGCAGATGTGAATATTAAACAAATGCTCTTTGATCAACGCATGAAAGAGATTGAGGACGATGTTCCTCCGTTTGGCATCATAGACGACGGAAATCATTATGTGCCGCCAGCAGAACCCTATGACCCATACAGTATGAGTTGGGCAAAATATGACCCCGAAGACTGGTAAAATTAGTGTTATTATAAATAGTTACATTGAAATAATTACTCCGTATTATGACAACTTATTATACCTTAACAAAAGGAAACTATTATGGCTCTTAAATTTTCAGAGTCACCAGCAGTAACTGTTCGTGAGATTGACCTAACTGGAGTTGTTCCATCGGTCACATCTACTACGGGCGCTTTTGTCGGTGACTTCAACTGGGGCCCTGTAAACACGCCTGTTCTTGTCGGTACAGAATCAGAACTCGCGTCCACTTTCGGGTCTCCTCTAGCGGGAGATGCATACGCAGGCGACTTTTTGTCTGTCGCGCATTTTCTAAAATATTCTTCAAGCGCATTCGTTGTTCGTGCACCTAAGTCAGGTTCTGCTACTGCGGCTGCATCACCATTCTCTGCAAAGTATCCAGGCGTATTGGGCAACACACTATCTGCTGATGTGTGTGATGCTTCTACTTGGGAAACTCTTGATTCGGACGGATCTGTTGTTTCTTCTTGGTCCTACCAGTCACTATTCTCTTCTGCTCCAGAAGGCGATGAACTACACATAGTAGTTCTATCAGGAAGCGATGTTGTCGATACTTTCGCGTATGTTTCAACAGATCCATCTGCGAAACTAGACAACGGTTCAACCAACTTCGTCACTGAAGTTGTCACTTCAGGTTCATCGTGGGTAGATTTGTCAGGCGTTCCAAGCGCTGGCACATATAATCTAACAGGTGGCTTGGACGGAACTACACCAAGTTATGTTGCGGCATACGGTGTGTTCGGTGATAAGGACACTATCCAGATCGACTTTTTGGTTCCACCGGCGGGTGGTCAAGGTGATGCTGTCACAATCCAACAAGAATTGGTCAGTATTGCAGAAGCACGTAAAGATTGTATCGCAGTTGTTTCACCAGCATATTCTGGTACGTTGACTGTAGATGCAATGTTGGCACACGTAGCATCTCTAGCGCAGAACTCATCATATCTAGTTGTCGATGGCAACTGGTTGAAGGTCTACGATAAGTACAACGATAAGTACGAGAACATTCCGGCGGCATCATCAACTGCAGGTATCATGGCTGCAGGTGACGTAACAGATGCACCTTGGTTCTCACCAGCAGGTTCACGTCGTGGTCAATACTTGGGTGTTACTGACATTCTAGTCAACCCATCTAAGACAGACCGTGATCGTCTATACAAAGCAGGCATTAACCCAATCGTCAGTTTCCCTGGCCAGGGCATCATGCTTTACGGTGACAAGACACACATGTCTCGCCCGTCTGCATTCGATCGCATCAACGTACGTCGTCTGTTCCTAGTTCTAGAACGCGCAATCTCTGCAGCAGCTGAGAATGTAATGTTCGAACTGAACGATGAGTTTACTCGTGCGGAGTTCTCAAACATCGTAGAGCCATTCTTACGTGAAGTTCAGGGTCGTCGTGGTATCACTGATTTCCGTCTTGTTTGTGATGAAACAAACAACACGCCAGAAGTTATTGACCGCAACGAATTCGTCGCATCTTGCTTTATCAAACCAGCACGTTCAATCAACTACGTAACTCTAAACTTCGTAGCGGTGAGAACTGGTGTTGAGTTTGAAGAAGTCGTCGGACAAGTATAAGGAGAATTATCATGTCACTAAGAGTAGACGATTTTAAAGCAAAACTAAAAGGTGGCGGTGCACGTCCTAATTTATTTCGTGTAACCCTAAACTTTCCAGCGTACGCCGGTGGTAACGCAGAACTAACTTCATTCATGTGCAAAGGCGCACAGTTGCCTGCATCAACAATCAACGCTGTAGAAGTACCATTCCGTGGTCGTCAGTTGAAGATTGCTGGTGATCGTACATTTGAGGATTGGTCAGTTACAGTAATCAACGACACAGGTTTCGAAGTTCGTAACGCAATGGAGCGTTGGATGAACGGAATGAATGGTCACACTGCAAACACAGGTTTCACAAACCCTGTACTATATCAAGCAGATCTAATCGTAGATCAACTAGATAAAGATGGTAGTGTACTGAAGAGTTATAATTTCCGTGGCGCATTCCCTAACAGCGTTGCCGCTATCGACCTATCATATGATACAGTTGATACAATTGAAGAGTTCGAAGTAGCTTTCTCAATTCAATACTGGGAGTCAAATACCACTAGTTAAAGGTATTATAAGTAACATTGAAGGGGGTGTTAACTCACCCCCAATTTATTATAAGAGGATTTTATGGCAGACGAACGAAATATTTTCCAAGCATTCGGTTTTGAACTAAAACGCGTTCAAAAGATGAAAGACGAAAATAATAAAACACCATCCATCGTACCGAAGGTTGATGAAGATGGTGCTGGGTATGTCACTGCATCCGGTTCTTACTTTGGTCAGTACATCGACATGGACGGTGGTGCGGCTAAAGATAATGCAGAACTAATCAAAAAATATCGGGCGACGGCAGAGCACCCAGAGTGTGACGCTGCTATCGAAGATATCATCAACGAAACAATCGTTTCGTCAGAACTGGAATCGGCCGTATCTATTAACCTAGACAAAGTCGAAGCTCCGGACAGAATCAAAAAAACCATCACCGAAGAGTTTGAAGGAATCGTTGGTATGCTCAATTTTGAAGAGCATGGTCACGATATGTTCCGTTCGTGGTATGTTGATGGTCGTATGTACCACCACTTAGTTGTCAACGAATCTAACCTAAAGTCAGGTATTCAAGAGATTCGTCCTATCGATGCAACTAAGATTCGTAAAGTCAAAGAGATAAAGCACAAAAAAGATCCGAAGACTGGCGCTAAGTTAGTCGATAAAGTTAATGAGTTCTATATCTACCAAGATAAAGGCGGCGCATCTACTGGCATCAAGTTAACACCGGATTCTATTTCGTATGTCACTTCAGGTCTACTAGACACTTCAAAGAAACGTGTACTATCTTATCTCCAGAAAGCAATTAAACCAGTAAACCAACTGCGCATGATGGAAGACTCTTTGGTCATCTATCGTTTGTCTCGTGCGCCGGAACGTCGTATTTTCTATATTGATGTGGGTAACCTACCAAAGGGTAAGGCAGAACAACACATCAAAGACATCATGTCTCGATATCGTAACAAGATTGTTTATGATGCGAACTCTGGTGAAATCAAAGACGACCGTAAGCACATGTCAATGCTAGAAGACTTCTGGTTACCACGTCGCGAAGGTGGCCGTGGTACAGAGATAAGTACTTTGCCTGGCGGAGAGAACTTAGGACAGATCGACGACATCATTTATTTTCAAAAGAAGTTGTACCGTTCGTTGAACGTGCCACTGAATCGTTTGGAACAAGAGTCGCAGTTCTCGCTAGGACGCACAACAGAAATAGGTCGCGACGAAGTTAAGTTTCAGAAGTTTATTGACCGGCTGCGCAAAAAGTTCGCACACCTATTCTTGGGTATCCTAAAGAAGCAGTTGATTCTAAAAGGCGTTTGTACTGAACAGGACTGGGAATCTTGGAAGACAGATATTCAGGTTGACTACACTAGAGACAACCACTTCGCAGAATTAAAAGATTCCGAACTGTTGCGAGAACGTCTCGCTACTATGGATCAAATTGCCAGTTATGTGGGAGAGTATTTCTCACGTGAATGGGTTATGAAAAATGTAATGATGTTTGATGATGACGACATCGAAGAGATGTCAAAACAAGTCGAAGCTGAGAATGAGAAAAGCGGAGACGTAGATGATATGGAGGTATAATTTATGAGTGATTTAGATACAGAATTGGATTTAGAACTAGAGACCGAAGAATCCGAGGCGGAGATTGATCCAACTCGAAGCTTCGTAGATGCTCTTCAAAGCGGGAACTTCACCGGAGCTGAAACTTTATTTAACGATATTTTGGGCGGCAAAGTGCAAGATGCGTTAGACGCAGAAAAGGTTGCAGTTGCAGATCAGATCTTTAATGGCGTTGAACCGGAAGAGATGGATCTGGATGACGAAGTAGAGGTTGACGACACTTTAGACGTTGAATACGGAGAAGAAGCAGAAGAATTTGGATCTGCAGATTCAGAGTTGGAAGAAACCGAAGAGTCGTGAACATAGTTAACACCATGTGCCACATATGGATAGGACATTTAAGCCCTCCATTGCAGTGGATGAACACATGGAAAGAAAAACACCCCGACTGGAATTATTATATTTTTACAGATGAGATGTTACGTGGCAGACAATGGCACAATCAACATCTAATCGCAAAGTATTATAATCAAGGGGCGTACGCAGGTGTTGCGGACTTGATCCGATACGAACTGTTGTATGAGCAAGGTGGATTTTTACCGCCAGCTGATGCTGTGTGTTTGCGTAATACGGAAGAACTTTTCACTGCGCCTGCGGATCATGCGTATACAGTGTTTGAAAGTGAGACTATTGTACCTAATTTTATCTCACCAATACAAGCGTGTAATCCAGAAAATACATTTGTTCGAATGTTAATTGACGAACTGCACAAACTGAGACCTGAAGACTTGGACCCTAAACCGTACAAGTCTACGGGCAATGAATGGTTATCGCAATTTGTACCAGATAAAGAGAAACACAAACTGGTAATATGGCCGTCCCACTACTTAATACCCAGACATTTTAAAAAGAAACATGTCTACTATGATGGTCCAGATCCGGTTTATGCCGATCAAATGTTCGGTAGTACGAAACATCTTTATCGTAAATAACAAAAAGTTCCATTTAAAAAACTTTTTTGTATAAATACTTTCTAAAGGAGACTTATTGTGAGAACTTTTAAAGAATTACGAGAGGCGAAAGATACGGTCGTTTTCAAAAAGAAAATGTCCGGTTATCCAGTCGTAATCAAGAAAACTGCGAAAGGTTTTCATCTATCAATTGATGGAGATTCAGTCGACACATTTAAGTCACAGAAAGAAGCGGAGTCAACCGCGAAACAAGTCTTGAAAGACTTAGGAAAATAAAATGAAACTGATTAGCGAATATGTAGAAACTGACATCGAATGCATCGTTGAAGCCAAAGAGAATGGCGAGAAGAACTTTGTCATTGAAGGTGTGTTCGCTCAAGCAGACAAAAAGAATCGTAACGGACGTGTTTACCCAAAACAGATTATGGAATCTGCGGTAAACAAGTACGTTGAAACACAGGTTAGCAAGAAACGCGCTGTGGGTGAATTGAATCATCCAGAGGGCCCGACAGTTAACCTTGATAAAGTTTCTCACCTCATCACAGACCTTAAATTGGAAGGTACGGATGTGGTTGGAAAGGCACAAATTTTGAATACTCCAATGGGTCAGATTGTGAAAGGTCTCTTAGAGGGTGGTGTTCAATTAGGCGTGTCAACTCGTGGAATGGGAAGTCTTGAGAGTAGAAACGGCGTCATGTACGTCAAAGAAGACTTTATTCTTAATACGGTAGATATCGTACAAGATCCAAGTGCACCAGAAGCTTTCGTTAATGGGATTATGGAAGGTGTAGATTGGGTTTGGAATAATGGTATTCTGGAACCTCAAGTCATTGAAGATATAGAGACTGAAATTAAGCAAGCACCAATTGCACATCAACCTGAAGTGCAGATGCGTGAGTTCAAGAATTTCCTCTCGTTAATCAAATCTAAACTATAAGGAGTCACTATGACTGATTTAAATCAAGCAGTAGAAAGTGAAATCCGCGATCTAGATGTTGAAACAAACGAAGTCGTGGAGGAAACTCTCGAAGAAGCGAAAGCTCCTACTACTAAAGGCGATGCAAAGGTAAGTCAACCAGTTGATGAACCAGAGTCAATCTCTACTGTAGATAAGGCAGCTAAGAGCACTTCAAAGACTGCCCCACCTAAAACAAAGGCAGGCATGGTTAACGCTATGTACAAAGCTGCTTCTAAAATGAAGAAAGAAGAGTTAACTGCAGCGTATACCAAGATGTTCGAAGGAACTGATCTAGTTGATGAGCTTGAAGTATCTGACACAAACGCAGAATTAGCTGCAATTGTGGAAGGTGAAGCAACTCTATCAGAAGAGTTCAAGGAAAAGACATCTGTTATTTTCGAAGCTGCTGTTAAGTCAAAGCTTTCTGAAGAAGTAACTCGCCTAGAAGAGCAGTATGCTGAAGAGCTTGCTGAAGAAGTCGAAACAATCAAAACTGACCTAGTCGGTAAGGTTGATTCATACCTAAACTACGTGGTTGAATCTTGGATGGAAGAGAACAAGTTGGCAATTCAGAACGGTCTTCGTACTGAAATCGCTGAAGGGTTCATGAACGGAATGCGTGATCTATTCGTAGAATCTTACGTTGAAGTTCCAGAGTCTAAGGTAGACCTAGTTGATGAACTAGCAGAACAAGTATCTGAGTTGGAAGAGAAACTAAACTCAACTACTGGTGATGCAATCTCACTTGCTGAGGAACTAGAAACTTACAAGCGTAACACAATCATCGCTGAAGCTTCTCGTGACCTAGCAGACACTCAAGCTGAGAAGCTACGTGAACTTGTAGAGACTGTTGACTTTGAGAACGAAGAGTCGTTCACTAAGAAGATCAACACTGTCAAGGAATCATACTTCTCAAAAGAAATTCCAGAGCAAATTGAAGAGTCAGTTTCAGAAGACGCTGACGAAGAAGTAGAAGTATCATCTTCGATGAATCACTACTTAGATGCTTTGCGTAAAACCTCTAAGAAATAAGGAATCTAACAATGAACAATTCATTCGATCAATTGATTGAGAAGTGGGCACCAGTACTTAATGAAGAGTCTGCTGGTCAAATCACTGATCATCACCGTAAGGCAGTTACAGCTGCTATCCTAGAAAACCAAGAGCGTGCACTATCAGAAGAGCGTGCTGCAATGGGTGGTTTTCTAACAGAAACTGGTCCAACTAACAGCGTTGCTGGTGGCCAGGTATCAAACTGGGATCCAATCCTAATCTCACTAGTACGTCGCGCAATGCCAAACCTAATGGCATATGACCTATGTGGTGTCCAGCCAATGTCTGGTCCAACTGGTCTAATCTTCGCGATGAAGTCAAACTACCAGCCAACTGGTACAGAGGCACTAGGTCTAGACGAAGCAGAAACTGCATTCTCTGGTGACGCTGGTACTCTAGGTCAGGACGTTGACGGTTCAGGTATGTCTGGATTCGATTCAGCTGGCGGTCGTGTTCTTGACGCAGTCGGTCGTCCAATGTCTACAGAAAAGGCAGAAGGTCTAGGTCGTGATACTGGTGATTTCCAAGAGATGGGATTCACAATCGAGAAGACAGCCGTTACTGCAAAGTCACGCGCACTAAAGGCTGAGTACTCACTAGAACTAGCACAAGACTTGAAAGCAATTCACGGTCTTGACGCTGAGACAGAACTAGCAAACATTCTGTCTACAGAAATTCTTGCTGAAATCAACCGCGAAATCGTTCGTTCAATCAACTTCCAAGCTAAGTTGGGTGTACAGACTTCTAACGTTGCTCTACCAGGCGTATTTGACCTATCAACAGATGCTGATGGTCGTTGGTCTGCAGAAAAGTTCAAGGGTCTTGCAATGCAGATCGAACGTGAAGCAAACGTAATCGCAAAAGAAACACGTCGTGGTAAGGGTAACATCATCGTTTGTTCTTCAGACGTTGCTACTGCACTTGCTGCTTCTGGTCAGCTAGACTACACACCAGGCGCTGGTCTATCAGTAGATGATACTGGTAACACATTCGCCGGTACTCTAAACGGTCGCCTACGTGTATTCATCGATCCATATGCAACTACCAACTACTGCACAGTAGGTTATAAGGGTACTAACCCATATGACGCAGGTATGTTCTACTGCCCATACGTACCACTACAGATGGTCAAGGCAGTTGGCGAGAATGACTTCCAGCCACGTATCGGGTTCAAGACTCGTTATGGCATGGCTGCGAACCCATTCGTAGGATCACTAGATGGTTCTTCACGCGATATCGATGCAACTAAGGGTACTAACCAGTACTACCGCATCTTCCGCGTAGACAACATCCTAGCATAATAAAAAGAACTAGTTCACTAGTCATTTTGGGGAGTCTTCGGACTCCCTTTTTTTATGCGTATAAATAAAGTGATAAAGAGGACTTATTATGAGTTTAACCAACAACAAGAACTTTCTGCAACCTACAGGATTTCGTATTATAATCGAAAGGGATAGGTATGCAAACCTTGAGTTCTTTTCCCAATCGGTCACACACCCAGGCTCAACAGTTAACGCTGTAGAGTTGGGTATTCCTAGAATTCAGGGAATGCCTATGGCGGGTGATACTATCAACTATGGTGATCTAACGCTTAATCTGATACTTGACGAAGACCTATCTGCATACAAAGAAATGCAGACATGGCTGGAAGAGTGTGTATACAATAAAGGCGAAACGGTTAATCATGATGTCACGGTTATTATTCTCAACAGTCACAACAACTCTTGCGGTAAGATTCGTTATAAAAATGCAATACCTACGCAGTTGGGGTCTGTCGAATTAACTTCTACATCGGGCGATGTTAATTATATTTCGTTTGATGTCACTTTTAGATTTACAGAATTTGAATTGATTTAAGGAGATATTATGGCACAGTTTAGTGCAAAAAATCAAGATTGGATGGGTCAAGGAACAAGAAACGACATTCACGAAGTAGTGATGATTGCGGATAAAGACGGCAATATTCTAAACACTTCTGGTGCGGCAAGTAACATACCAATCGCCGCAGGTGAAGTCTCTGGATACTCTCACATCAATAAGTTTGGTGCGACTAACGGTGATGTAACCGAAGGTACAGTATGGGACGGTAACGACGGCGATGTGGTTTATCCGTACCCAGATGCTGGTTTAGTTTCAATCTCATCTTCCACAGAAGTAGGCGAGACTGTAGAGGTGCAGGGTCTTGATGCCGACTACAACCTACAGACTGAAGTGATTGCTATCGGCGGCACAGGCGCGTTGACTTTTTCTCGCGTATTCCGTGCCAAGATGTCTACCGCAACAAACGCGAGCGATGTTGAGATCAATCAAGGCGGCGAACTTGCTGCAAAGATTCTTGCTGGTCTCGGACAGACATTGATGGCGGTATATACAGTTCCTGCCGGAAAGACTGCATATATACTGGGTATTCACTTGGGTTCTGACAAGGCGTCTACCAACTCGCGTATGACATACCGATTATTTACACGCGACATTTTAAACGGTGGTGTGTTCCGAATCAAAGCAAATCTAAATGCTGCAGGCGGCCAAAGTCTGGATATTGAATATCCTGTACCATTAGTTGTGCCAGAAAAACACGACATTAAAATTGATGTTGTTGCTGGTCAGGCAACTCAGGTGTCTGCTACTTTTGATATTATTTTGGTAGACAACGACTAAAATGTCCCTCGCAAAATACGAGATCAGGAACCGAAATGTTCTTGATCTTTTAGAAGAGTTCCGTTATACTTACCGCGAGCTCTATCAACCAGAGAAGACCAACCTTGTTTTGCGTTCAGATCAAGCGGGGATGGCTGATCATTATACGGGCGAAGATGAGATGCGTCGTATAATGAGTATGGGAGAACGACATCTGGGCGCTGCAGAAAACTCTGTTTGTCATCCTATCAAGGTCGAGTTTTATCGTGGAACGCATCCCGAAGAATATGCAAAGACATGGTCCCATCTTGACGGTAAGATGAAAACAGAACTTGGTTTAGAAACAAGTGCGTTGTCCACTCTCTATCCACCAAGCGGATTTATCGGGTGGCATAATAACGCGAATGCTTCTGCCTTCAATCTGATCTTCACTTGGTCGGAGAAAGGTGATGGTTGGTTCAAGTATGTTGATCCAGAAACGCAAGCAGTTATTACAGTTCAGGACGAACAAGGGTGGCAGTTAAAGGCTGGATACTTTGGTTCATATGGCACAGACCAAGTGGTGTATCATGCGGCGAGAACAAACTGTTATCGTATGACATTGAGTTACGTACTGGGACACAACAAAGATTATTGGCAAGATTGTATTGACTACATCACTAATTCGTGATATACTATACGTTTTGCCACCACGAGTTTTTACATGATTAATATTGAAGGTATTTTGAAAGAGTGGGACGAAGACTCTCACATTCCGATTCACCAGTTAGACGAAACATCAAGGAGAACACCTAACTTACATGCGAAATATCTAGAGTACCTTACCATTAGTAAGTTGTCGTTACAGAGAGCAGAAACTTCGCAGAAGACTTTGCTCAAGGACAAGTGGCTATACTATAACGGTAAGATGGATCAGAAAGAGATCATGGAGAAAGGTTGGGAACCCGATCCATTTAATGGTCTTAAAATTCTGAAAGGGGAAATGGACTACTACTACGACGCTGATCCAGAGATACAGAAGTCAGTAGAGAGAATATCCATGTTAAAGATACAGATAGATACTTTAACGGATATATTAAATGTTTTAAAGTGGAGACATTCTACGATCAAGAATATGATCGATTATAGAAAGTTTGAATCTGGTGGATAACAAGATACGTATTCGGATGAAAGACTACTCCCATTTTATGGTAGAGGCTCATCCGGCACAAGAAAACGAACTGAGAGAGTACTTCTCTTTCTTCGTGCCTGGCTACAAATACATGCCAGCATATAAATCCCGACATTGGGACGGTAAGGTAAAACTTTACAACATCGTGTCGAAACAAATGAACGTAGGGTTATACCAACATCTGCGCCGTTTTTGTGCGGACAGATTTTACCAGTTAGAGATACTTGAACATGAAACGTATGGAATTCCGTCGTTTAGAGAAGACATCGATCATCCTGCTTTGGTCGAGTTTTTATCTCTTCTTGATGCACCCTTCAAGCCAAGAGACTATCAGTACAAAGCTATTTCACACGGCGTTGAGCACCGACGCTGTGTTCTTCTTAGTCCTACTGGTAGCGGTAAATCATTTATCATATATAATCTTCTTCGGTACTGTTTTGAGGTCACTAATGAAAAAATTCTGGTAGTTGTACCGACTACCTCTCTTGTAGAACAAATGTACAAGGACTTCTCAGATTACGGATATGATGTGGATGAGTTCTGTCATCGTATCTACTCCGGTAAAGAAAAGAATACCGACAAGCGCATCATCATCTCTACATGGCAATCTATCTATAAGTTCGGCAAAGAATGGTTCGAACAGTTCGGGACTGTCTTTGGTGATGAAGTGCATCTATTTAAAGCAAAGTCTCTCACTACCATGATGGACAAATGCATCAACGCCAAATACAGATTTGGTCTCACTGGTACCCTTGACGGTACCGAAACAAACAAACTGGTCTTAGAAGGACTATTTGGTCCAACACTCACTGTTACCCGCACGGTGGAACTGCAAAAGTCAAAAGAACTGGCAGAGTTGGACATCTCAATCTTGTTGTTAAGATACCACAACGATATCTGTCACATGATGAAAGACAAAAGTTATCAAGAAGAACTTGATTACATTGTCACATACGAACCGCGCAATAAGTTTATCAGCAAAGTTGCGTTGGATCAAACAGGGAATACCCTAGTAATGTTTCAATTTGTAGAGAAACATGGAAAGGTATTATACGATATGATCAGAAAGTTGGCTGCTGAAGACCGTAAAGTATTTTACGTATCTGGGGAAGTGGACGCTACTGATCGCGAACAAATACGAGGAATCGTAGAAAAAGAAAATGACGCTATTATTGTCGCTTCTCTTGGCACTTTCAGCACTGGCATCAACATCCGCAACCTTCATAATATTATATTTGCGACACCATCCAAATCTCAAGTTAAAGTTCTCCAATCAATTGGTCGTGGCCTTCGTCAGTCTGACGACGGTAGGAGTACTAGGCTTATTGATATCGCTGATGATCTCCATGTCAAATCTCATAAGAATTTTACCCTGAAGCATAGCGCTGAAAGAATCAAGATATATACTAAAGAAGGATTTGATTATAAAATCTATCCTATTAACCTTAAACCCATAAGAGTAGAAGAATATGGAGATGAAATCTTCGATTAAACATTTGAAATTAGTGACGGGTGATGAACTTATTTGTGAGTTAATTAGTGAGATGAAAGAATCTTTCATAGTGCGTAATGCACTAAGTCTCACTGCCAAAACAATGAATGATGGATCTAAGTTTTTTGCTTTTAAAACATATATGGTGTATCAAGACTCACCGATGAATGTGATAATGGTATTTACAGATAAAGTAATGTCTATTGCTGTCCCTACTGAAGAAATGATAACTCAGTATGGAAGCGCCTTAAAGGAAATGGCCGAATACATAGAAGAGGATGAGGATCAACAGTTAGAAGATGACTTTGGTGATTCTTTGTCTTTGGATGATTTCCTTGATGAAATGAATTTGAATTTGTCTGAAGAAGGCATTGATTCGGACACCACAGGGATGACAATTAATTAGTATATTATCCTCCCTCGACAACAGAGATATTATACACTATAAAATGCGATCTGTCAAGTGCATTGACAAACAGTGTAGATTATAGTATAATGTTACCTTAATTAATCGAGTTGTATATTATGAAACCAAAAGAAAAACCACATTACGTAAGTAATAGAGATTTCTCAAATGCAGTGGTGGAGTACTGCACTGAAGTCCGAGAAGCCAAGTCTAGTGAAAAATCTGTACCTGTTGTTCCGGATTATATCGCATCTTGTTTTCTTAAGATTGCAGAAGGTCTCTCTCACAAGGGCAACTTTGTACGATATACTTATCGTGAAGAGATGGTTATGGACGCTGTTGAGAATATGCTCAAAGCGATCGAGAACTATAATATAGAGGCTGCAACTCGTAGTGGCAAACCAAATGCGTTCGCTTACTTTACGCAGATCTCTTGGTTCGCGTTTCTTCGTAGAATAGAGAAAGAGAAAAAACAACAGAACATCAAACTCAAGTATATCGCCGAAGCGGATGTTATGGACTTCTTGGCTGAATCACTTGAGGAAGATGGGTATACAGCTCAACAAGCATCTCCTTTCATTGACTCTTTGCGTATGCGCATTGACGCGGTAAAGTCTGCAGATC